AGCTCATCCTTCTCCTATATCTTGTGGCCAAAATCTTCTTGACATACAAGTGACGGCTTAATATACTTCGGCCCACAAAAAGGAAGTTCTTATCAATTCAATCGGTTATTCGATTGAAACATTAACCCCGATAGCCCCGCCCATGTGGGCATACTTCCGGCAATTATCCGGGAAAGAGATTTACGCCGCTATGTCTGTTCAAGCGACCGAGGAAGTCCAATTCGTGATAAACTGGCGTGACGACATAACCACGCGGCATATTGTCCGCTACAAGGGCGTTGATTATGATATTACCCGCGTTGACACGTTCGAGGGGTACAAGCAGGATTTAACGCTTTATGCTAAGCGGCGACCTTAATTTTCTATTATCAATAAATAATCATACTTATTCAACTTTTGCTTGATTATTAGCTTGCGACGTGATAGTATATTATAGGTTAATTATGTCGTGTGGCAGGAGGTTAGCGAAGTGACGATAAGTTACAATAGGCTATGGAAACTTTTAATAGATAAAGGTATCAAGCGGACGGAACTAAAACGGCTTGCGGGGGTTAGTACAAACGTAATCGCCAAGTTAGGCAAGAATGAACCTGTCGCAATGGAAACGCTGGCTAAAATCTGTACTGCTCTGCAATGTGGGATTGACGATATTGTTGAAATAAACAGCGATGCAGGAAACGGGGGTAAATAACGTGGCGGGAAACAGCAATTTACATTCGTCGCGGGCAGATAAAGCCGACGAATTTTATACTCAATTATCGCTTATTGAAAGCGAATTAAAGCACTATAAAGAGCATTTTAAGGGAAAAGTCGTTTTTTGTAATTGCGATGACCCTTTTGAAAGCAACTTTTTCAAATACTTTGCTATCAACTTCAATTCGTTGGGCTTGAAAAAGCTGATTGCGACCTGTTACGCAACGTCACCGATTGTTTATACCCAGCTAAACTTATTCGGTACCGAAACAGTCGTCAGCACAGAGGGAACCGAAAAGAAGCCTTATAAAATCGAAATCACCGAGGTTACAGACGAAAACCAAGACGGGCGCACAGACCTTGCCGATGTGGAATATCTTTTGCGAAACCGAAAAAATGCCCTTACCCTGTTGGAGGGTGACGGTGATTTTCGTTCCCCGGAATGTGTGGAGTTATTGAAGCAAGCGGATATTGTCGTTACTAACCCGCCATTTTCATTATTCCGTGAATATATGGCGCAGCTTATGGAGTATAAAAAGGCATTTCTAATTGTCGGCAATCAGAACGCAACGGGCTACAAAGAGATTTTCCCCTTAATTCGGGATAACATTGTTTGGTTGGGATATAACAACGGGCATTTTTGGTTTGCTGTACCCGATACATACGAAGAAAAGAAAACCGATTTTAAGATAGACGAAAACGGGCAAAAATGGCGGCGTATGGGCAATATCTGTTTCTTTACCAACCTTGATATTGATAAACGTCACGAGGATATGACCCTGTTTAGGACATATTCGCCCGAAGCATACCCGAAGTATGATAATTACGACGCAATAAACGTTAATAGAACGCTTGACATACCCTGCGATTATTACGGCGTTATGGGCGTTCCTATTACATTTATGCAATATTATAACCCAGAACAATTTGAAATTGTGGGCGATAGTAGATACCACGACGGGCAAGATTTTTCGGACGATATAAATTTTATCAATGGCAAAGGGCTTTATCGCCGAATACTAATAAAGCGCAAGCAAAAAGAAAGTGGGGGCTAACGCATGAAAATAAAGTTACACGAAATCCCCGTCCGCGAAGTCGTCACGGGCTACATAGACAGCGCGGAAAATGGCGTTACGGGTTATAACGGACGCTTGAATATTCGCCCCGCTTTTCAGCGTGAATTTATCTATAAAGATAAGCAACGCGATGAGGTAATCCGAACGGTTAGAAAAGACTTTCCGCTCAATGTTATGTATTGGGTGCTTTCTGATGACGGCAATTATGAAGTGCTGGACGGGCAGCAGCGCACAATCAGCATTTGCCAATATGTGGCGGGTGATTATTCCATAGACCACATGGGCTTTGATAATCTCACAAAGTCGGAGCAAGAGCAGATTTTAGACTATCCCCTTATGATTTATATTTGTGAGGGAACGGACAAGGAAAAATTAGATTGGTTTGAGATTGTCAATATGGTAGGCGAACAGCTATCAGCGCAGGAACGCCGAAACGCCATTTATACGGGCGAATGGCTAACCGAAGCAAAGAAGTATTTCAGCAAAAACGGCTGTCCCGCGTACGCCATAGCAAGCGACTATTTGAATGGTTCGCCAATCCGTCAAAACTACCTTGAAACCGCTATACGCTGGATTGCAGCGCGTGACGGCAAAGAAATTGAAGATTATATGGCGGCACACCAGCACGACACGAATTGTAATGAATTATGGCTTTACTTTCAAACCGTGATAAATTGGGTTATAGCGACGTTCCCCAACTACCGAAAGGAAATGAAAGGGCTTGAATGGGGCGTTTTCTTTAACAAATACGGCACGGGCAAATACGACCCGAAACAGCTTGAAGCGCGTATTGTTGACCTTATGCAAGATGTCGCCCCTGACGGAGATATAACAAAACCAACGGGCATATATGAATATTTGTTATCCGGCGAGGACACGAAGTTTGAGCGCGTTTTAAGCATACGCGCCTTTACCCCGAAAATGGCGCGGGCGGCTTATGAGCGGCAAAAAGGTATTTGCCCGAAGTGTAAAAAGCACTTTGCTTTTGACGATATGCAAGCAGACCATATAACCCCGTGGAGTAAAGGCGGCAGGACGACCGCCGCAAACTGTCAAATGCTTTGCGCAGATTGTAACAGGCGCAAGAGTGATGTTTAATGCGAGTATCGCGGCTTATCTTTAAGTATCGTTTAGCAGATTTAAGCGACAAACAAGCGACAAAACGGAAGTCAAACACGGCATAAACCCAGTAAAATCAAGGGTTTGTGCCGTGTTTTATATATTCTTATTCGGAAATAATGAGGATTATACAAATCAGAATACGTGTTACTGGATTGAGCCTGGAGATTCGGAAAACTATGGTTGTTTATATTTAGGATTTGAAAATGATGCACTTCAAGGCGGGATTAACGAAAAAGGACTGTGTTTTGATGCCAACTCACTTCCCGGTTCAACTCTAAATCCGCATCCAGAACTTCCGTGCCCTCCTATGGCTCCCCCTCCGTATGAAGAGTACACTGTCTGGGCGCCTGTCACTATCCTGAGAAAAGCGGCGACAGTTAAGGAGGCAATTGAAATCGCTGGAAAATATCAACGTAGAAATTGGGACAGGCAAACATCTGTTTTAAAATATCAGGTTAATTTTGCTGATGCAACCGGAGATGCTGTAATAATCAGTGCGGGTGCGGAAGGAGAACTCGTTTTTACCAGAAAAAACCCCGCCTTTCTGTAGGGCGGGCCTTCAGGCCCGCCGTTACCGGGTTTAATAACCTGACCACCTAAAGGTGGCGCGAGGTCACAAGCAACCCGCCCTACATTTACTGTGGGTGGTGAGTGGGAACAAAGCACATTCCAGAATGTCATCGCGAGGAGCGTGAGCGACGTGGCGATCTCTTTCAATATCAATAACAGATGAGATTGCTTCGTCCCGACTTATGGGGACGAATGAGAAATCTGAAGATTCCTTATTGCACTAGGGAGAGTCGTATAACGATATAATACTGCCAATTTTGTCATTCCGGTGAAAACCGGAATCCAGTATTTTAAAATTTTCTGGATACCGGCCTGCGCCGGTATGACGATTAGAGGGGTTGTGCAAAGCTCTCGATCCCTCCCTACATTGTATGGTGAAAAATTAGAATGCCATCACTTCTGGAAATTCAAAATTTAAAAACCGTCTTTTCCACCGAAATGGGAATCCTGCGGGCCGTTGACGGGGTTTCCCTGTCACTTGGCGCCGGAGAAACCCTGGGTGTTGTGGGAGAATCCGGCTGCGGAAAGACCATGCTGTCCCTTTCCATCATGCGGTTGATTCCGCCCAACGGCCGAATCGCCGAAGGCCGGATTATGTTCAACGGTCAGGATTTGCTGGCGCTGCCCGAAGAAGCCATGCGCGAAAAGCGCGGCCGGGATATTGCCATGGTTTTTCAGGAGCCGATGACGTCCCTCAATCCCGTTTTGCGCGTAGGCGAGCAGATCGCGGAGGCCATTCGCCTGCACCAGCATGTTTCGGACCGGGAGGCGCTGGATCGCAGCGTGAAACTGCTGGGCGAAGTCGGCATTCCAGAGCCGGGAAGAAGGGTGAAGGATTATCCGCATCAGATGAGCGGCGGCATGCGTCAACGGGTCATGATTGCAATGGCCATGTCCTGCCGCC